CTTTTTGCATGGTAGTAAGCCTCGTAATATTTGACAATGCCATTACAATTTACATTGCCTTGTGAAACCCAATCGTGAGCACACTCGTATATAGATTGGTTTGTGTATTTAGATTTTCTATCTACCACATCAAGACTTCTACCAAACCTTGACAACAGTATGGAAAGTGCCTGTTGCCTTATCTTAATTTTTTCTTCGTTGTACCGCCAATCATCGATGGACATTTTCTGAACCGCCTTGAAAGTTTTCAGATCCCCCAATGGGATCAAGTTGAACAGTTGTAGCACCACTCTTGGTTGCCATCTCATACATCACTTGATGGATATTTGCAGGTTCAACAGAGTGAGTTTCTTGATACTGCTGTTGTTTAATGAGGGTCTCCTGTTCCATATAATCTTTTTGTTTTTCAGTGACTACCGAAGGACAACCATATGAAGAAGAAAACCAGTCATCGAGAGGATTTAGAACGGGAGCAGGGACTCCAACATATGCTTTATCCTGGTCATCATCTAAATGTTCGCAATCAACTTTATCTTCATCAATGGCACACTCAAGGTCTTTAGGTTTTTGAGTGAATAACTTGGACAAGATTTCTTTGATCATGACTGCCAGTAATAGTGGTAGAAGTTCCCCCTTATTATGACATATCAAGTGCTCATGCGTTTGTGAACTCTTCCCATGATCTTTGTTCTTCCCTTAGCATCAGGGTTTTGTCCCGTTTCTTTCTTATAACGATCAGTTTCTTGTTGCTTCATGATACCACGAAGTTCAGTCTCACCTCTCCGTGTGACCTTCATTCTTTCCTGACGTGTCATCCCTGAAGCCTTGGCTGGCTTGTAATTAGGGTTGACAGCCTTGGTTGTCTTTTTCTTCAGAAGTTCAGTTGCCTGCTTCTCACTTGCTTTGGCAGATGTGGTGTCTTTCTTCACCTCACCACCTGATTTCTTAGCAGCAATTCTTGCTTGTGCTGCGGCTTTTCTCTCAGCTCTTACTTTATCTGCGTAAGACTGTTTGACCTCAGCAGACCCACGTTCTTTCGTGGGTTGTTGAATGTTTGCGGACTTGGGTTTGGGTGTTCCAATGTCAGAACGAGGTTTGTAATCCTTTGCAGGGACCATTTTACCGCCACCAGCGGCTTTCATTCTTGTCTTCTGAGCTGCGTCTTTCTTCTTAGAAGGTGCCAGTCTGCCACCCTGTCCCATTGTTCTAATCTGAGAACGACCAGCAATATCCGGATCGTAAGTTGCTTCAGACACAAAATCTCTCAGATTCTTCATTCTTCTAAAGACAGCTTCTTCTTATTTATCAATAAACAGTCTCCATTGTTTCCAACTCAAAGTCTCCATCATCATGATCGTGACTCCACTCATCATTTTTTGGATCAAGTTCAATCAACTTGCGAACTGATTCCCTCATTTCGATGGTCTCATCTGGAATCTCGACAGGAACAGGAGGAAGAAGAACCATTTTACTGACTCAAGTAATACTATTTTAGCATAAAAAAGACACCTTCGTAAGGTGTCTTAACAATTACCAAACATCCACCGAGAGATCTTCGACATAAGATTTAATCGATTCATCTCCTTGAATGTCAAGGACTTTCTCCCAATCAATGTCATTGGGTGAGAAATCTTCAAAAACATCAAGTTCAAGAGTGATGCGATATTTCGTTTTCTGACCCGGTAAAGAAGAAAGTTGCATCGTTCTGACTGGTGAATGTGAGTTAATTTTAGACTGACAGCTGGGGTCTGTCAAGTGTTTTATTTATTCTTAAGACTTGACTTTTCTTATCGATACCTCCCAGGAATGGTAACATGCATTACACCACAGAGACCCAGTGTCAAGAATAAGACGTAAATTGTTGTCATTTGATGAAACCCTTATCGACCAGGAACTGACGTGTCAGTGGTGTGGGTTCCAAGATTTCCCACATGGGTGTCGGTGAAGCACACGCGCGGAGTGCCTCAAGGGTCATGCCCTCAGTTCTTCCTGCCCATCCCGCTTCTTGCTCCCAGGGAACAGCACTTGGGGGATAAAGTTCTTCAGCCATGTCTTTCCAAAGCTGAGGAATGTCATCGTCATTGCGGATCACAGCGATGTATGAGTTATTGATGCTTCCAGCCATACAATCCTGTGCTGCATGCCAACCTTCATGACGAACAACAGACATCAGATGATGTTTATGTTGCATGTATTTTGCATTGAGGAAGAAATTATTTGAAACTGTGTGATAAACACCACGAGTGTTCTGAACAAAGTATTCCTCAGGTGCAATGAAAACTTTGATTCCAATTTCGTCAAAAACTTCCAGGAGGCTCTCAAACTCTGCTGGAAGTTCAGAATATTCACCATAATAATCTTTCAGGTCCTGCAATGAGGTGATTTCGACAACACCAGCAGTACATTCCTGAAGTAACATACAACCCATCGAATGGTTTGAGTTGTAGTCAACTTCACTGATGGGATTTGTTGAGAAGTCAACTTCATCGGTGTATTGTGTGGCTCCCGCAGGAATCATTCCTGACAACAAAAGTGCCAGAGCAAATAAAGTTCGTTTCATTTAAGTCTCATAAGTCTATGTGTCTATTTACTAACCTTTCTGGTCTTGATGTATTCTAACTCAGACCAGTACCAGTTTTGACACACAAGTAAGTTATGAATCTTTTTGTGCTTCTCGTTCCTTGTGTATTCGCAGTTGGGTTTATCCTTTACCCCAAGTTCGATTGTAATGTATTCATCACCAGCAAAATAAACCCATCCTTCATGAACCATCCCAGTTGATGTGGTCCACCTCACATAATCGTCAACTCTTGGAGTTTCGTATTCAAACTGCATCTTCTCTTTACGAGTTTCCATAGAGAATTGATTCTAGTGGGTTTAGGTTGAGTGGCATTGCAGAATAAGGGGATGTTTCTTTCAAGTCAACTTCCTTACCAACCTTTTTGTGGTTGATTGGTGAGTAAAACTTCTTTGACTTTGGTTTGTAGAAACCCCAAACAGATCGTGGAGGTCCAGCACCCTCACGATAGATAAATTCTCTGGATCGATTGAGAATCCAGATGCGTTTGGTTGTGGTGTTGAAGTCGTCAATAACGTATTCGTAACCATCTGGGGCACGATGGAAGAAGAGTTCCATAATCAATCAACAGGTGTAATCGTGTAGTTTTTACAACCAGACTCCAGTATAATGTCTTTATACCAGAGAAGGTCATTCATGTCATAAAATGTTGCTTCTTGGCGCGACCAATGACCCTTCTTCTTGGGCTTGTCATACTTCAGACGGAACTTCATTCGAATCACCTTTTTCATAAGTGTAAAGTTGCTCCAGGATTCTTCCACGCCAGAGCATCAATTCATCATAACAACCTTGGTTGTATGCACAACCTCTCAACTTTGAATCAGGTTTGAGTACACTCTCAATCATGAGATTGAGTGCCGCTTTTTCTTTGTCGGACATTTTGATTAAATCAACTCAGAGATCAAACTTTTTTGAATGAGGAGAAGCATCTTGTATTAATTGAATAAGTTGTTTTAACTTTTCAATTTCTCTTTTTTGTTTTTCTATTGTGGTCTCCAAATACGTTATGTGTGTTTGGAGATCCACTAACATTTGTTCGGCTCTCATAATCAAACGTCGAAGACCTTACACATCGGAGAACCTGGATGTGTATCGCAGAAGTCATCTAAGAGTTGATCTCGATGCCGTTCATGCCAATCAGCAATTTTGCCGTCGTGTTCAGAGTCCCACTCATCTTCCTTGTGTTCTTCTTTACAGTGAAGACCGAAGTCGTACTCTGAGTACTTGTCGTTTGGATCTTTTTCTTTGGACATTGTTTTGACCTTGAAAAACAATAGTTGTTTCCCTCCAGAATCTATTTAGTGTGCGGAGGTGCTACAGAACCTAGATTAACTCGTTTATGTGAAGTTGCCAACCCTCTGAGTTGATTCCAACGCATTTCTGCAGATTCATCAAAGAGGTGAGGCAGATTCCTCTTCATCCTGAGAAGAATTTTCATTTGTCTCCACTGTTGTTCAGAGAGTTCCACAAGTCTCATCCAGTCGCTTTTCTTCTTCGAGAGCATCTGCGATCTCAGAGTAATTGAGTTCAGAGTAACTGTGAAGATCCTCAATCTTACAAGGGATGACAACATCATTCCAAGCACTTCGGAATGCTTTATCCCACTTGCGAGTGAAGATGTCAAGATAACCTTTCAAAACTGTTGCTGATTCTTTTGCTTTCTCAAAATCTTCACAATCAATCATTCGATCAACATCATCGACAAGTTCTTTGATTGTAGAGATTGAACTGAAAGATTCCTCAAGATGATTCATCTTTTCCCAAACTTTGTTGTAGTTCATTTCTTGTTCCTGTTTCTGTACTTACGTTCGAATTGCCAGTTAGTGATGAAATTCCGTGGGTGAAGTTTGATCATAAGCCACAACTTCTGCAAGTTTAACATAAAAGCTCTGAAGTTGAGGTCAATTCTTGCTGCGAGAAGTTGATCTTGTGAGATCATATACACAATGATCAAGAAGATTAGAAGTGTTGCATAATAACTGTAGATGCTGATGTTCATGACTCTAAGTATCCTTCATAGAGTTCATCCTCCATCTCAACTGCTTCCTTTTCCCAGGGTTGATCTTCATAATTTGTATCTGTGTGGTCGATGCCTTTCCAACATCTTTTCTCTGGATAATCGACAAGATCACCTCGGACATGTTGATAGACATGCCAAAGTTCATGAAGGAGAATCTTTACATAAGCGTCCACATCCAGTCTATTGTGAACTTCAACGAGAAACTCACGAGGGTCAATGTCATCAGTCTCAGGAGTACACCAACCAAAGACACCCTCTCTTTTGAGACCTCTGTGATGGACTGTGAGGTCGATTGTGTAATCCTTTAGATACTTAGCGTCAAACCACTGAATAACACTCCTACAGAGTTTCTTTCTTGAGTTGTGACCAGTGATTTCAGTTAAGAGCATGGTTGATCAGAGCTTGAGTTACCCTAACACCCCAGTTCATGAGAATGAAGAAGGATGACACAAAAATTAACTTGTCGGAAGCGGTCATAAGAAGGTGCAACACTGGTATCTTACAGGTCTCTCTCCAGGTTGTCAATCATACAACCAACCTGTAACAATGTATTTGCTTCCCGTGTTGGGTGGAACACCCCAGTGAACCATGTTCCATGTTGCTGGGAAGAGGACCAACTTTCCTTCCTCTGGTTGAATGTCTCTCCCTGTGACGAACCCAGTTGGTCCACCATCAACATCGTTTAGATACCAGATGAATGTCAGCTGTCTTGTCTGAGCGCGATCTCCTATGAATTCTGACCTTGAATCATGGTGTGGAACGTATCCACCAGATTTTGGAGTCGTCTTTTGAATTTGATATCCAGTGTCAACAAGTTCAGGATGGTTAAATGCCGTCCAAGCATGTGGATACTTTTCATCAAAAACCTTAAATTGGCTGTAATATTCCTTAACTCCTTTACTCAAGGCATCGCAGAGAATTCCATCTAATTTCTTCCACTTCTTTCTTCTTTTTTCTTTTTTGGACTCTGTTACTGCGTAACCTATCATTAGATCTAGACTATCTTTGATCGTAGTGTCCAGTCCAGCTCCAGTTTCTCCAGGAGTAGCGAGATATGTCTCTTTCTCAAACAAATCAATTATTTGTTTACAAACTTTGGGTGATAAGTTTCCTTTAAATTCTCTCACAAAATCATCATTGGAGTGAGCCTTCCTCATCTCTTCAATTAATTCAAGTTCGTAATTCATATCAAGTGATCCAAGTAACAATAGAATATCTTTCCCCTGATTTGATCGGAACAATTGCATGGGGGAACATGAAATTGGAGGGGAAAACTAAAACATCCCCCTTATTTAATCTTAACTTATATTTTCCTTCCCAGAATTCAACCTCACCACCCTCATAATCATCATTGAGAGCAATAATCATTGTGAGAACTCTGTTGTGAGTTAGACCCTGATCAATATGCTGATCATACTTTCCACCAGGTATGTACTTCAAAACTGTATAACCATGATCCTCATTAATTTGGGGACTTCCTCCAAGTTCAGTATAATAGATCTCCGATTTTCTTAGAACCTCATTAACCTTACTGTGTATTAAGGAGTCAATCTCTTCTATTTTTGGAATAAACCATCCATCACAAACCCTGACACCTTCATGTTTTCCCACAGTTTGTTGTGGTTCCCAATCATCCACCTTGATTGCCCTTTTGATGATCTTTTTACATTCTTTCTTTGTAAAGACACCCTTAGAGAGAAAAATCTGAGACTTTAGGTCATTAGAAATACCAACACTCTTTACTGAGTTCTTCTTGTCAAAGATCTCATTCTCAAACTTTCCATTCAAAAAGACATAATGTTGAAATGTTTGAACATAAACATCATCATCATTTCCTGGAAATGGTGGTCTCCAGTGTTCCGCATAAGGTGCATCATAGAGGATGGCATCACCAGGTTGAAGAATAACCTCAATGTCTTTTCCATCTTTATCAACAATGCCAAATGCCCATTCTTGTGTCCCATAAAGATGAACACTCAAAGACACTTCACAGGCAGGTCTGTCTTTATGTCTGGCGAGATGAGTTCCAGACCTGTAGACACGAGAATAACAATAACTTGGGACAACCTTCTCTCCCAACAACTTGTTTAGAAACTTGGTTTTCTCAGAAAGAAGAGCAACATGAACTGGGTTCATGTATTCATCGGCGTGGTTTTCTCCCACAAGGTCTCCACCGTTAGCTGGTAAATTCTTTTCGCGACTTTCTTTCTCAAATTTCTTCCCAAGTTTAATTGCTTCTTTCTTTGGGATGTAATTCGGTATAACTTTATATGAGTTACCAAGGATGGAAAATAATTTAGATCTCATTTTGGGTAATCAATATTTTGACATTATAACTGAAATTGTGGTTTATGTAACCTTGATGATAAGTCTCATGAGATAACTATGCAACTCCACACCACTGTTGGAAGCTGAAACAGGGTTGTTATTTGTTGCATCAGTGGTGTGACTATGTGGAACATTAGCATCAGTCACCGACAAGCCGTGACTATGTGGAATGTTTGTTTGATTGATATTGGCGGTGTGACTATGAGGTGCGTTCCCTCCCCATGGCAAGCTGTGACTATGTGGAGCATTCTGGGTCGTTCCAGCAACGGGGTGAGAGTGACTTCCTGCAGGCCGTGTTCCCTCGGGAATGAGTTGGTTTACGTTTTTGGCTGCATAATTTTGATTACCAGATGGCGAAGCTTCGACTTCGGATGTTGGAACAGTACCGGCTGCATGAGTGTGACCTCCATTGGGGCCAGTGTTGCCATTATGGCTGTGTGGCATGTTGGCTTGACTAGTCGCCGCGGTGTGATTGTGTGGAGCGTTCGAAGCGTTAGAGGTGTTAGCGTTGTGAGTGTGTGGAGCGTTTGCAGAACCAGAAGTCGCTGTGTGAGTATGAGGAATGTTTACTTTTTGGCCTAATGTGTTACTGGGGTGAGAGTGGTCAGAGATTAGAGGTGCATGTGGACCAGCACCAACAGATCCAGACCCATCACCCATAATGTAGTGATCTCTGGTGTCAGGGAGGTTGAAGGTTGTTGACCCATCACCAGCACCATAGTCTGTCCCAATGACTGCAAATAAAGCAGAATAAGTTGTTCTGCTGATTGCCTGGCCATTACAATGAAGCCAATTAGATGGGAGATCTGATACGTTACTTTTAACCCACCAGTGCATAATTCCAACAGGAACATCTCCCCAGTTAAACCCACCATTGGAAGTTAAGGTTCCTGTGAAAGTTCCTCCCTGGAATGTATAATCTTGATTGTTATCAATGATTGTTGAAGTAGATACTTTGAATGACATGATCAGGTCTTTACGATGGGAAGAAGAGCGATGTTTTTGGGTCTGACATAACCACTGGCCCCGCCGGTGAAAGAACCAGCACCGTGACTATGTGGAGCGTTAACAGTATTTAAGTTAGCTGGGTGAGTGTGAGGGACATTGTTATTCGACATAGACGAGCTATGATTATGGGGAACCTGATTATTGTTGGTGTTCGCAGCATGGCTGTGTGGGGCATTGACAGTGTTGCAATTAATTGTGGGGTGACTATGAGCTCCACCTCCAAAGGTGTTCGCATTTTGCGACGCGGGACCAGGGCCGTTTACAAATTTGTCTCTGGAGTTAGTGTTGTCAATTTCGATATCATCAGCTCCTGTAAATTCATGGTGGTGACTTCCTGCATTATTTGTGTTTGTGGTATGGCTGTGAGGAGCGTTTACATTACCAGCATTTCCTGGATGAGTATGAGGAGTGTTGTGACCACCAGTGTTGGCTGGATGAGCGTGTGGTGCATTAATGCTAGAGAAATTAGATCCAGGGTGCTCGTGAGCTGCATTACCGGCAGAAAGTGAATGATTATGTGGAGGAATTCCACCTGTCTTCGTCAACGAGTTGCCGCTCGATTCGTGTTTGAAGAACCGACCTCTCATGTCAGGCAACCCGAAGGTTGTTGACCCATCACCAGAACCAAATGATGTTCCAAAAATGGCGAATAATCTAGAATAAGTTGTTCTGCTGACGTTGGAACCATCAAGTGCAAGCCAACCAGTTGGTGCTGTATCATCTGCGAACCAAGCTATAGAACCAGTAGGTGCTACGTTTAAACCATCAAATGCCGCGGCCGTTGCGACACCAACAAAGGTGGCATTTCTCCCAGATA